AGAGGCAAACGGACATACTGGTAAACCTTCAAGATAATCACTTGGCTTTTCAACAAAAGTTTTAGACCAGGTTAAAATATCCTGTGTTATTGTTCGCTTCACCTAAATCGTCTAGTTTTCTTTGCGATGCGTTTTGGTTGTTTGGAATGTTGTTTACCTCGTCTTGTATCTCTACGTTTAGCTCTCGTAGTAGAAGCATATTCGGATGCTGTCATAGATTTAATGGCAGCTTCAGGTAAGTATCTTTCTCCTGTCTTAGAACTTGGTTTACCTGATTTTGTTCTCCACTTTTGCTTAGTCCAGTTTTTAAGACTTCTTTGACTTTTTTTTAGAGCCATTCTTTTTTCTTCTTGTTAATTTTTTTAAATCTGCTCCTGTAATTTTTCCATACGGAGCTGCTACATCAATTTTTTTTTGTTTCTTTGTTAATCTTCTAGGCATTAGTTTTTATATCCTCCACCAGCAGCTTTATATTGCTTGGCTAACATTTGTGCTTTTCGTTTTAAAATGATCTCCCCTGCGTACAAGACACAGGGGAAATCACCGTCCAGACCATTGACCTGGTCTGCCACCTTTTGATCCTGCTTTAATTTTATTAAATAATCTTTTACGCATAGAAGGTTTTGTATAATTACCTGCTTCGTTTACTCGTGATTTTTTTTTAGTCATATCCATTCATCCTCTCTGTATGGACTATGTTTACAATTAAAACACATCCATTTTTCACCAATACCAAGAACAAGATCAATTGGATCACATTCTTTGCATTGACGATTTCTTTTTTTTATATCCATCATTCTTTCACCATCAGGCAATTGCTGTGGTTTCTTTTCAGGAAATAAATCAAAATATAGTTCAGCTCTTTTTCTTCGCTTTGTTTCGCTTCGAGATTGCCTTTGCCTTCTTCCTTGCATCTGCTTTTGAACTTGCTCCCCATTTGCGTAATGACAATAACAATCGAGTTGGTTTTCCGTCTTTATATTCCTGACCTTTTGCATTTCCCATTCTTGCTAGGAAACTTGCTCGTCTAGGATTATCACCAGACTTAACAGGTGGTTTTAAATTTAGTCCTTCAGTTCTTTTAAAGTACCTACGACCTGCTGCTGTTAAACCACCAGTTTTACTTTTATGTTCTTTCCTCATTTACTTTTGTTTGCCAATTTTTCTACTGTGCGTAAACTGGACAAACCAAGCATTGCTAGTGTTAATTCTAACATAATGTCAGTTGGTATTTCTATTTTATCGGTGTTAGGTAAAAAGAATTCGAGTGTCGGAGCAATAAGAAAAGCATAGGCAAATCCAACACCACAAACCCACATTAAAAATGGTCTTGCACCTGCAACAAACATAGAACGATGTGCAGCTTGTACTTTGCTTATCTCTGCTTGTATCATTGCAGGTTTTTGTGCCAATCGTTCTTTTACAATTTCTAAATTTAATTGTTCTTCCTTACTTGTAAATAAAGAATCTAAAACTGATCCAACAGCTTCAACTGGTTCTTTAATACCGCCACCACCAAATAATAATTTTTTAAGCATATTAGAATATGCTGTTTAAAATTATTAAAATGATAATCACTCCAACTCCCATAAGAAATAGTTGCAGTGATCTTTTTAACCCTGTCCAAAAATCTATAAATTTGTCAAACATATTATTCTCCTCTTATTATATTTGCTAATGCCTGGCTTCTTCCTGGCACTTGTCTTGCTAGTTTAGAATTTAAAAGTTCGTCAGCACATTTATTCCATTCGTTATTTTTTGCGTGTTGCAAAGTTTTACGAAATTTCGATAAGCCATTAACTCCAATCCAATAAGCTAGTTCAACAAATACACCGAACTTTTCATCTTCCATCTTCATATCCTGGCATAGTCTTGTTGCTCCTTTAAAAGCAATATCAAAATCTTTTTCAAAGAGCTGCATAATAAATTCATCATCGTACTCTTTGTTTACATCTATTTGATCATCCATCGTTACTAGATGACCAATGCCAATTGTGGCATTACCAAGATGATCAAGATAACATTTATTTACTTTACCTTCATGCTGGATAATTCTTTGTTTTAATTCATCAATGAAGTTCGAATTTGTTTTTTCCATAATAATATAAAATATGCACACCTAATTTTTTTTGTTCAGGTGTAGCTCTCCTGTTTATTCTTTTACCTTTTTGTCTACCTGTAAGACGTAAAGAAACGGTTTTAACATCTATAAGTAATACTTCTTTTTTTTTGGAGTGAACGGCAACTAAATCAACAGGGGAGGTAACACTTAAACGAAAAAAAACGTAATAACCTTTGTCGCTTAAATATTTTGCTGCAGCCAACTCAGAAGAAGTACCCTTCTGGTGTTTTTTATTCAAATCAATAAATTTCTGACTAATAAAATTAGATTGGTAAAGACAGCAAATCCAACTGTCCATATTATCATTTGAATTGATTTAATACTCTTTTCAATATGATGTAGGTGGTTATCTTTAATAACTGAAATGTCTTTTTTTATTAAAGCAATTTCTTTATCAAGCTTATTAATAAGTTCTTTGTTTGCTTGTGCAGTTGTCTTTGCCATAGTACCTCAATATTTATGTTTAATAATTTTTAATGTTTTTATTTATCACAAGTGCAATTTTCTTTTACATCGTTACAAACTTCGCATGGCATACAATTACAATATACTTCTTTGCCACAATCACAGAAATGTTTAGGATTAATCATGTATCTCCTAATCTTATAAAGGTAAATGTAGTTCTATTTCTGGTGCTTTGACCTTTTAGTCTATTACTGGTATTTGCTTGTGTAACATCAAAGCGAACTTTAACATTAGAAGTGTCAGTTACATCAACAGTTGACTCAATAGTAGCACTACCATAAGCAAAACCAGTTGTTGCACCTTCATAACCTTGTGCAATAGATGTATAAGAAGCATTATTTGTTGTGCTATTAATTGAAAAAGCAGCGTAATCTTCTGCTGAATTAGCATTTTGTACACACAAAAATTTAACTAGATAAATTCCTGTGCTTGGAAAAGTAAAAATACCAGAACTTTGAGTCATAGCACTACCTATAAATGATTGTGTGGCTGTATCTACTCTTTCAAGATACGAAGCAATAGGAGTATGATTTCCTGCTAAATCAGCATTTAATCTCCATTGGTCATACATAGTAATACCACCTTGAACATAATTACTTGTAGGCAATACTCCTGTAACTCCTTGTGCTAAATTTAAAAGTGTCTGTGCCATTATTTATCTCCTATCCGCAATGTAATGTACATGGAACGCAATACGAACCATCTGCATATTCATGTGTTTTTTCTGTTGATGTTACTTTAGCGATTGTGCTTGCTCGTAAAATATCATCGGCTTGTTTTTTTGCTGTACCATCACCTTTACTTTGTAAATAATCGCCAATAGCAACTGTTTCATCTTTGTGTATTCTAACTACAAATGCACCAAGAGCGGCAACATACATGTCATTTACGTTATCATCATCATTATCCCAATCCATAAAAACTCCGTAAACAGCTTTACTATCTTCTGTATCTGAAATTTTACATTTAGGTAATCGTTCATTATCTTCTTTAGAAATTGTTCCTGTGTACTCAACACCATTTACTGTAACTGTATGGCTATCTCCTACACTTTTACCATCTGGTAAAGCACCAATATACTCTGTTAATGTTTTTTCATCTTTTGTGTATTCTACTTGATACCAATCTATCAAAGTAGAAATGCTTTCCAAAATTGTGCCACGAAGTATTGTTGGTTTTGAATTATCTGCTAGCCTTGACCAGTGAGAGCCTGCAAAAGAAATATAAGTTACTGTTCCTCCACTAACCGAAATTATACCCTCTGTTGTGTTTGCTTGTCTAAATGTAACCAGTGTTCCGTCATTATCTGTTCTATTAATATCTAAAAGTTGATTGTTAGTTCTTGTAATTGTTAACTCTCCTGCAGGTCGTAGTTCTATACCTACGTTATTAGAATTATTGGTAGTTTTTGCGTGTAATAGATTACCAGAACTATCAAGACGCATTCTTTCACTGCCATTAGTGGTAAACATCATTCTGTCGTTATTTGGATTATATTGTATTCTTCCACCATCATTGTCTGCACTGTCCCCAAACATAATAGAGCCATTAGCATCTGTTCCACTTAAAATTGATAATCCTGTATCTCCACTGCCTTCAACAACTAATTCATCTGCACCAGAAGCAACAGTTGAGCCACTATCAGCAGTTTTTATATGTAATCCAACACCTAAATCTTTTGATGATAACCCACTTGTTGCAAAATAATTATCTGCGTCTGCACTGACACTAGAGAAAGCTAAAGTACCACTTCCATTAGTCGTTAATGCTTGACCATTAGTGCCATCAGAAACATTAAGTTGCGTTATGCCTACAGAATTATTTCCAAGTTTAGCCGAAGTAACTGCACCACTACCAAGTTTAGCTGTTGTTACTGCGTCTGCACCAAGTTTAGCTGTTGTAACTGCACCATCTGAAACTGAGGTTATAATCCCAACCCCAAAATGTCTAATACCATTACATACTGAACTACTACTAGGAGTAAAATCAAAAGTAATTTGACTGCCTGAGCAAGTATAATTTCCACTTTGAATAATTCCGTCAATTTGAATTTGTAATGCGTCTGCACTTACTGGTACAAAAGCTACTGAGTTTTGTGTTAGGTTAAATGTTGCGTCACTTCCATTGAAAGTTAAATTATCTAAAGTTGATATGTTATCTATTTGGTCAATTCCTCTGCCTATGTATGACATTAATCAGCCTCCTGTATTGTATTACCATCTGCTACCCATTGAAGAATATTTTGATAGTCTGCATTTTCTTCATTATGTGGTACATAAGTTTTTTTGTTATCAACATAAGTTACTAAATAATTTAAAAAATTATTATTAGTGTCATTTTGTTTTTTTACTGTTTTAATCATAATTCTGCACTAACCTCATATCCATCTAAATAATAATTATAGCTTGTATTTGGAGAATATATATTCATGTAAAATCCATTTGAGCCAACAGAAGTTTCATTTGGTGCTACAAAAACTAAACCACTACCTCCACTATCATAATAAACCTTACCAGATTGTCCTCTCGTACTTCCTTGTCCATATAATGTTAATGATGGAGAAGTACGCATAAGAGGAAAATCAACAAAACATTGTGCTTGATTTACTATACCTTTTAAAATTGCTCGTCTAAATCCACCAAGAAAATGACTATATTGAAAATATCTTTGACACCTTTTTAAATTATTTCCAAAATCTTCATGTTGAAAAGGTGGTAAAGTAGAAGAAGTATATTCGCCTACTTCTAATTGTATTCCTGTAATAGCAAAGTCATTATCTGTGCTGTTTCCTAAAGCTAAGTTATTTGCATTTCTATCTGTATTGTCTGAAGCTTCCCAAGATGTTGGTGCTGTACCACTTGAAAAATTAGTACCACTATCTAAAAACCATTCTATTTGTAAACTATTAGCATTATCATTATTAAAAGGACCTGTTGTATCTGCCGCATAATTTAATACTTTGTGTTCCCATGTATTTGCAGAAGATATTGTATATGTGGCACTAATTAATCTTGTATTGTCTGTATC